CAGAATCAATCTTTACACGAACTGCTTCAAACTGTCTAGATTTTCCACTTACATTAGAAGAAAATGGGTAGGTTATATTCTTTGAACTTGTGTCTTCGTTAATTTCATACAAAGAATGTTCTACATCTGCGATTGTTAGTTTAGATGTGGGATTTTGAATTTTGGTAGTTCCAGAGAAAGAAGAATTTAAGATACTAATAAAGTTTTCATACCAGTCTATATTATTACTGTCGTTCCAATTGATAATTTTTCCAGCAAGACTGACACCCTCGTTGTCTAATACATCTTCGTTAGTTGTGACACTTGAAATCTTCATAAAGCCCTTTGCGTTAATTGGGCGTGTCTTATTATATCCTAAAGTTTTAGCCATCTGAAGAATACTTGCTCTACGTTCAGCAGTATCCATAAAGTTTTCTCTAGTGTTCATGTCTAGTCTAAATGCTAAACTGTGTCCTAGATATGCAACTAAATCTAAAATTGCTATGAATTCTGAACTTGCTATGAAGTCATTAAATTTCTCAGGATAAGTCTGGGCTGTATAGTCTAGTAGGGCCGCTCTAATTGTGTCAAAGTCATATGCCTTAAGACTAACGTTAGTGAAAGCAGTGTAGACTGTTGTCCAACTCTCACTTGCGAATAAATTATCTGTACGTTCTTGGCTCATAATATTCTCTCTTTTATTCTCTTGCTAAGTCTATACTCAACTCTACTGGTTCGCCTGATGGCAATATTTCAAGTCGTAATATAGCATTTACTGTATGGTCTGATTCAGTAATGTCAACGCTAACAAAACTGCATCTCGGGTCATCATTTATAATGTCTGTTAAATCTTCTTCAATCAACTCAGTTGTTTCTTCAGTCAGTGGCTCAAATATCATTTCGTGTATAATTGACCCATAAGTAGGCAACATCACACGTTCCCCTCTACGGGTCATGATATGATTCATAAGGTCTTCAATCACCAAGTCTTTATCTTGTAACTCGTGATTTATCGCATTTGCATTTTTGGTACTAAAACCTGTAAATAATGGCATAACTTTGTTTTCTCTGTAGTTTATTACACATGTATTTATCTCCACTTAATATTCGTAGTTTTAGATTGACAAATGGATGCAATTCTGTTATTATAGTACTAAATAATACTATTAATTATATCAAAGGATAACAATTCATGCCAAATCTAGTACCAATGGTCGTTGACCAATCAACTAATGGAGAACGTAGTTACGACATTTTCTCTCGTCTATTAAAGGAAAGAGTCATATTTCTGACTAGTGAAGTGAATGATTACCAAGCAGACTTGATTTGTGCCCAGTTATTATTCTTAGAAGCAGAAAATCAAGACAAAGATATACACTTTTACATCAATTCACCGGGTGGGGCAGTGACATCTGGTATGGCAATTTACGACACAATGCAGTTTATTAAGTGTCCAGTAGCAACTACAGTGATGGGTCAAGCATGTTCAATGGGTTCATTACTTGCTCAGGCTGGTGCTAAAGGAAAACGACACGTATTGCCAAACAGTCGTACAATGATACATCAACCAAGTGGTGGTGCAGGTGGACAAGCAACTGATATGAAGATTCAAGTTGATGAGATTATGAAAATGAAAGAAAGATTAACTGGAATTTACGTAACTCACAATACGGTTGGCAAGACATTTGATGAATTGACTGAGGCGATGGAACGTGATAACTACTTGGATGCTGAACAAACCGTAGCATTTGGTCTAGCAGATAAAGTTATATCAAGTCGTTAAAATCCCGGAACAAAACTAAACAATTTAGCAGTTTTTATCTTTTGATTTGCTAGTGTTTCGTTTACTTTTCCGTTCTCTTTTATATTCTTTTGAATTTCGTCTGTTATTGAGTACCAGTCTTGTGCATTTATAAGTGCAACAATCGAACTATTTTCTATAGTACTAATTCCTTCATTAAAGAAATGATATAAGAGTGCATCATAATGTGGTTGTGATATTTTAACTTTAATAAACTTTTCTAATACATTACCAATATTTCTTAATTGTTTCTCTAAGATAAAATCTGCCATTCCTTTTGTTATTTTATTAGTTGTAATATCTATTCGGGTAGATGCAACTGTAATATAACCATAATTTGTTTCAGTATCAGATATTTTATAATTATAACCAACTACGTTATTTTCAACTGTGAGTGTAGGTTTATTATCTAATATAATTGCATCTTTGCTCATTGTCGAGAATGTTAAATCTTTTACGTTTTCTAAATTTACTTTTACATGTGATAGTATGTATGTAGGTTTATCATTTTCATCATAGCCTGTTCCCAAGAATGTTCCATTCTCAGTTATAACATGCAATGGTAACTGAATGTAATTTAGTAGTGAGCCTGGACGTTTATCGTATATCATTATTTTATTCCCGCTTTATCTTTGCCATCTTTACTAGCAGAATCTATTGCAAATTGGCTTGTTGATAATTTTTTAGAATGAGGTCTAACAAAAGGTTCGTGTGTTGGCATTTCAGATACAATAGTATCTTTAACTATTGTACATGCTAAATCTTGCATATCTGGATGTTCTGTAACTAAAATAAGTTCTGACTCTGGTGCAGTTGGACCATTCAAGTGTAATTTACCACCAGTTGTTACAAAACCATTAACTCCAACATTTACATTAAGAGTTGCTTCAGTTTGCAACATTGTATTACCTTTACTTCTTAGATGTATTTCTTTGTCTGAATTAACTTTAGTGTTGCCTTCAATACTCTTAATATTAATGTTTTCTTTTGCTTCAAGATTTATATTTTTGTCTGCTCTAACATTGAAGTCTTTCTCGGTTCTCATATTTAACGAGCCCTCTGCGTATACCATAACTTCGCCACTTGCTCCAATCTCTACCCATCCAGAACCAGAACTATTAACAACGTAAATAAAATCGTTTCCGCCATCTAATATAACTCCAGCACCTGAAGAAGTCGTTATTCTTATTTGCTCGGGATGAATTGTTCCGTCATCACCGACACTTCCATCATCTATAGAGAAAGAAGACCCACCTGATGATTTAATTCCCATAACTTTAGAATGCTGTGTTCTGTCATATGCGGCATCTCTACGAGGAGTTGTAGTTGTTGTTCCTCTTAGAGAATCACTATATGTTCCTTGGTCGGCAACTGTTTTATTTGTTGCACTGTTTGATATTGTTGCATCATCCAGTTCTACCTCATCTTGGGTTTTGTGAACTTTCATTGTTTGAATATCAGCAAAAACACCTGTGCCGATTGCAGAACCTTCTTCGGGTTTTGCTTTTCCAGAAGCACCACCACTAACTATGTCAACTACATCAGTTGATGTTGCAAACCAAAATCCCTCGGTTGAACTACCACTATCAGCAAAGAAGACAAGAAGTGTAATACCCGTTTTGTCTGGAACATTAAACAATGCACCAGTTTGTGCGTGTCTAAAAAATCTTGGGTCTTCTCCATTTTCACCTAATGAAGGAATATATGCGGCAACTCTACCTTGGCCTGTTGGGTCAATAAATTTTTCGCCCTTTGAATTTTCTGTTACAGTTATGGCTTTAAATATACCTTTACCTAATTTCTTAGTAATAGGAGATGCTTCGTTTGCCGCGGCAGACCTAAACTGTCCAACTAATTTTCCTTCTTTTGCCATAGTTAAATTCCTTTATTACTTGTCAATATAAAATTTATCGCCTGTTAATGTTAACATAAGTGACCCATCATTATCTTTAGGAAGTTTGCCATTTATAAGTTGGCTCTTTTGTCCTGATATGATATCTGGAAATAAATCTGCAACTTTTCCCATTAAAACATTATAGTCACTTGCATATGATGGATTTATATCATTGTATGTAGTCGTGTGTATACCAAAATATGCACTAGGATTACTAATTGTTTGTGAAACTCCGTTTGCATCAGTGTATGTAATTGGTGCAATATTACTAAAGTCTTTAACTTTAAAGTCCTTGCCCAAATCATCAGTTACCGTAGTCATGTCTCCAATATCACTACTAACTAGTATTTTGTATATTTTTTTAGCCTCATTATATTGAGATACTTTATCAGGATTCTGCATTGCATATGCCCAACCAATACCTTCACCAGCATAATTCTTAGAATATCTTGATTTTAAACTTCCCGGCAATATAATGTCCGCAGTATTAATGCCTGTTTTTACCAAGATTGGTGCTTGGTCGACTTCAATTTGGTCAACTGGATTTTTTATTGGAATATAAGTTGGAGTTCCAGAATTTACTATAGTTGCCACGCCAGTCATTGTTTCTGCTGGAAGAGTAAGGTCCTTTATTGCCATCTGTAATTCAAGTTCTTGTAGATTTTTAACTTCTACATCTCGATATGCATTATCAAAATAATATGAATTTAGATTTGTACTGGATGTAGTTGCGTCTGCTGATAAGGTCTCTAATTCATGTTGAAGTTGACCGACATAGGCAGCAGTGGTCAAGTCACTACGATGACTTCCATCTGTTGCTGACGAATTGATAGCATTGATATCTTCAACTAAACCAGCGGCTTTTTGATACTCGTCATCAGTGAGTGAATCTACCACTACAGAAGAATTAATTGTATCTTTTAAAGCAAATTTCATGGCTTTATTTTCTGTATTACCTATAATTAAGTCTTTCTTATTTAATTTGGTGTTAAGCATTTCAAATGCATCACTTGTCCACGTTTGTTGTCTTTCTATATCTTCGGCCGACAATTCTGTGTTTTGTAAGATGGTATTAAGTTCGCCTGCTTTAGAATTTATTGCACTTACTTCATCCGGAATTAGTGTTCCTTCTTTAATTCCAGTACACTCTAATCTTCTTGTCTTCGGATTAAATTTTTTCTCAGGACAAGATTCATCTACAATTTCATCAACTTGTTTTTTAAACCAAAAAGTATTTTTCCAATCGTTATTTGAATTTGGATATCTTATTTGGTCGTCATATGCTTTTTTCTCATCCCACGTGTCGGGAGTTCCATTAATAACTACATCTTCTGTTTCTTCAGTATTAAGTAGCACTTCTTCATTCAAAACAGCATTGTCTAGGCTTGCTCCCATTGGTAGTGAACTAAACTGATATGTTGGTGTTCTTTCGTTTGTTAATTCTCTAACTTTACGTTCTATATCTGCTGGGTCATGTCCAGTAATGTTAAGAGAAATTCCAGCAGTATGTTGCCACATTGCAACTTCATGTGCAGTCACGACTGCCCCACCGGCTATTGATGTGTTAATCGCATTATTAATTGTTGTTGCTGTTCCTAACTTTCCTACATCGTTTGTAGTTAGTCCGAAAGGCGCTAAGATGTCATTTTGAGAATTTTTTATTTGGTCACAATAAGATTGGTTGCCACTATTGCAACTTTTTTTCGCACGTTTATAGTCCGAAAGATAATGTGCCGCTTCTGCTTGTCTAATAAGTGCATCATTAACGAAGTTAATTACTGGAGTATCAATCTTGTTGAGATTGTTTTTAATACTCTCTGATTTGTTGTTTAAAGCGTCAAGTTCTTTCGCCTCTGCTTCATCACTTCTCTTTACTAAATATTCTTTTGATGGTACTACGATGTGTTCATCTAGCCATTCTAGTAAAGTTCCTTCTGCCGCTATAGCGTTTTGCATTCTTTCCTGAGTCACTTCAATCGGTTCCATTTTTCCTGGACCTTCTACATAGTAATATCCATTTATATCACGTCCAAAGCCGTCTCGTTCAACGCCATCTGAACCAGTGTATGTTGGTCCTGTATAGTTAGACTTTACTTCTGTATCAACGATGGGTACTCCACCTTGATTAGATGGATGTCCTGGCGAATTTGTGTTCCCTTCAACTTCAACCATTCCAACTTTCTCGGCAGCCTCAGATGTAAATTGTTCTGCTTCAGTCCATTTTACCATGCTTAAGTTTTGAGTAAACATGCCATTCGTAAAATTACTTGTGATACTTCTTACTGCGTATAAACTAAAGACAAGTGTTCTAGTCTTAATGTTTTCATTTTCGTCAACGCCCTTTGCGACACCCGATTTTAATACTAGATAAGGAAATCCATTAAGTTTTGAATGTATATTCCATTTCAAGTCACTGCCTTTATCGCCAAAAACTTCTTTTTCTTTTGCTGGTGGTATATATCCTTCTAACCAAAAAGGGTCGCCCTTGATGGTCATATCTGCATATATCATGCTCAACTTACCACCCTTTGCTTCGTAATATTTTTCTCTCGCTAACTCAATCTCTGTTTCATCTCCTTGACTTATAGCGACTGGTTTAGAATCTGATTCCATCCCCTGGATTAATCTTCTGAATGTGACTGGATTATTTGCTTGTGCTTTAAGTATAATTTCATAATCTGAATTGGATAGACGATTTATTAAATCTTCTCCAAGTTCTTCAGCAAGTATAAGATTTTTGCCGTCAGGATTTATATCTCGAATGTCAGTGAATACTTTGCTTCCTACTTCTTGAAAGTTTAGGTTGTTCGTATTCAACTTAGAAGCAATAGCGTTTGAATATTCATCTTGTGCAAATTTTTCTTTTCTAAGTGCCACACCTTCATATTTCTTCGCTTTTTCTTGTGCTTCGTTAACTGCTTTTTCTTTTTTACTCAAATTTGATTTCATATGAGTAATATTCAACTCGCCAATCATTGTAGTTGTTGTTGTGATTGTTCTAGGCTTAGCGCCAGGGCTCCCATTCACCAAACCACCCTTTTTAGTTTCCTGTACCTCATCTACTACAGAATATTCATTCATCAATTGTTCTAGTGATTTGTCACCAAAGGCACGCTCTATTCCCATAGGTGATAAACCACCTCGCTGGTTTGAGAGTTCCGTTATTATTTTATTTCTATAATCATCTTCTAAATTTGTTAATTCTTTTTTTAAACTATCTGCTCTTGTTTGATGTTTTAAATATTCGTTATTTGATTTCTCAAAATTATTTTTCGCTTTGTCAACCAGTTCTTGATGATGTTCGTCTAGTATTATACTCTGATTTCCCTCTTTTTTAAAATGCTCATATGCCCAAATATCGTCTGGTGTTGAAAATATTTTTGTTAGTTCTGCGTCTAATGAAATATTGAAATCTAATATTTGGTCATTTCTTCCAGTAAAAAGATATTCATATTTCTTGTTTACGTGTCCGTTTGCAAACATGTCTTCAACCATTTTTCTACTATTTCTTATCTTGTTTAATTGGTCTGGCATATTATGAACAACGACTTTTTCTTCATAGTCTATAAAGAATAAAACATCATATGCTTCTGTTCCTTTGACAGGATTATATCCATCTGGTTTAATCAGCAAATGTGGAGTTATTTTTAGAACTTTTGTAAATCCTGGATTGTCTGACACAATTTCTTTTTTAATCAACGTAGATACACTACACAATTCTTCTACAATACTATAGATATGATTTCCAGGTCCTATTCCCTCTGCAGGTTCAGCCTGATTTTTGCCTTCTGCGACTGGGACCATGTTTTTGTTGACATTGAGAGAATGTTCTGAAGGCATACCGCTGTTGTTCCATCCTAAAGTTCTAACTCGGTCAGAGAACTGGTAACCATATGTGTGTTTCATAGATTCAAGAAGCGCCTTGTCGTTATCTTCAATAGACTTGTTTAATTTTGCAAAAAAGTTGGTCAATGATGCCTCTAAATTATTGGCTATTTTGTAACTGAATCCATGTTGGGTCTTCGCAACATCAGTGTCCATTACAACTTTATCGGCCGGAACTTGTCCACTAATGACCGTTGTTGTTCCTCTTGCATCAGTTGTAGTATTTAAGTTTTGATAATTTACGATTTTAAATGGTATAACCTTTGTTTGAGAAAGTTTCTTTTTTTTCGCATGTGTGCCGTGACCTACGAAATTTATTTTAATAAAATATTCAGCATCAGTAATAGAACTGAATCCACACAATGCAACCACAGTTTGTAAACTGTTTGCTAGACTTGTATTGCCAACTTGGGTAACAGTGAAACTTAACTTATCGGCTGTTCCAGCAATCTTACTATAATCTCCATTACCCACACCAACAGCCTCTACAGTCAAATCTGCCACTGTGAATTCGGTAGTAACGCCAGTTTTTGCTATTGTTATAGCATTATCAGTTAGACGTGGCCATCCGTCGGAGACGATTGTCTCCATATTAAATGCTTCTTGTTCTTGAAACTCTCTTGTTGTTTTACGGTCACACACAAACCACTCTAGGGTGTATGTGTAAGAATCATAGACATCAAGAGGATTTTCTAAGAAGCCTTCATGCTTATCTACAACATCTTTTAACGTAGCCGAAATAGTATTGTCCATTATTTTACACCATATTTGCTATGTTATCTTTGCTTGGGATTCTAATCTCGGTTCCTGCAGAAAAATCTCTAATAGGGTCAATTATAATATCTGCATTTCTAGTGGCAAATATCCACCAATACTTCGCAGTACCATACATCTTATAACTGCACAAATCTGGACGTTCGTCAAATTCTTGAGGTATCGTGTAATATGCATCAAATGGGTCTTTATAGATAAATCTCTTTTTCATTATATCTAGTACAGTTTCGTCTATGATTCCTGTTCTATTCCATGGTGATTCTTCTTTATACATAGCCTTTGTCCTTTAAATTGCCCGTAAGATAATCTTTAACACTAAAGTTCTCTCTTATACTCTTAGGTGAGTAAGTAACTGATAAGGTCAATACAAACATATTTGTAACTGGCACTCTCATTACTTTGAATTTGTCTGATGTTGGGTCTTGTATTTCTATATAATCTATATCTGAGTCTAAGTTCCACGTAAAGTCACGAACAACACAAGGCACATCTTCATATATTCCATGTGCGTTAAATCGCAATATCGGTGGTGGCATGCCAGGGTCTACGTCATTCTTCCAAGACATCTTCATCGTACTTCTAATCCATGTTGCCGCCTTATATACATACAATGCTTCTTCTTCACTTCTTACAATCATTGGTGCTGTTATGTTGATTTCCATATTCATATGACTATCAAACGCACGTTGTTGAAAGTTACTATGTGTCAAGTCATAAGACGAATAGTTTGCACTATTGATTATAGAAGTAGTGGGCGTATACGGAAAATTAAGTCTAGTAGGTCCATGAATTTCTAAGTTACTGCGTGTCTCTCCCGGTGAACTACCCAAATCAAAGGTTTGTCCTGGAGCCCTATAACTATTATTACCAGGCACCTCAACCCACTCGCCAGGAATGGTCATTGATGGACCTACAACGGCTGGGCCTAAATCTCTTTTATTTGATAAAATGTTATCAAATCTACCACTAGGGTCTTCTAAGTATACTGGTTGTTTTGTATAATATGGACTTGCCATAACTCTTTTCTCCTAAATCTTTATAACAGTATTTATCGTTCTATTATATGCGAAGTTTCTGGACTAGGAAGTTTTTACTATATATAGTGTTTATATGGTTGACAACCGTTGGGTTTTTATGTTATAATTGTTGTAATATTAGGAGAATAGACTATGGCAAGACGACAAAACTACTTAAATAACAAGGATATGTTGAAACAGATACATATCTCTAAGTCAAACTATTGTTGGTTTGAAGATAGAGATAAACATCACCAGCATGATATGATACTGTATTCAACTAAAGAAATCCCTGATGCAGTAGAACAAGCAAGACAAAACAAAGCAAAACGTTTGCAAAAATTGGCTTGGGATGCTAATGAGGATAAAAAGAAGAAACAGGTAGATTTTGAAGTTGACCCTACTTCTTTTACGGAAGACGAGATTATATTCCGTGTAATGGGATTTGACCATATACCCGATGAACCGGGTCGTAAAGCAAACCCAAAGACACCAGCAGACCACAAAGTAAAATTACCATTTCCTGCATTCACCCATCACACATATGTAGATGGAAAACTTAATGAAGTAGGAATTTCACATTACAACAAAGAGAAAGAATTTGATTTAAGTTCTGGTAAAATTACAGCCGTGTTGGCAACGATGTATATTAAACTCGTAGAAAGATACTCTCAGAGGTCAAACTGGCGTGGATATACATATATTGATGAAATGCGTGGTCAAGCATTGCTACAATTGGCACAAATTGGACTACAATTTAACGAAGATAAGAGTGATAATCCCTTTGCTTACTACACAACAGTAGTGAACAATTCATTCACTCGTGTACTTAATATAGAAAAGAAAAATCAAGGCATACGTGATGACTTGCTCGAAAAAGCAGGGCAGGCGCCAAGTTGGACAAGACAACTGGCACACGAAATGAAATCTCAGGAGCGTTGGCAGAAAGTCGTAAAAACAAAAATTACAGACGATGCTATTCCAACAGAAACCATTAAAGAGATTTATGCCGACAATGACTAATAACCTATTTAAGAAAGCCGCTTGTTTTACAGATATCCATTGGGGTCTAAAGAACAATGCAAAACAACACAATGAAGACTGTTTAGATTTCGTTGATTGGTTTATCGAGGACGCAAAGAAAAGAGATTGCGAAACTTGTATATTCTTAGGCGATTGGCACCACAACAGGTCAAGTCTAAACATATCAACAATGAAATATAGTCTTGCTGGTCTACGTAGACTAAGCAAAGCATTCGAAAAAGTTTATGTCATCTTGGGCAATCACGACCTATTCTATCGTGAAACCCGTGATGTAAATTCTATGGAATTCATTGATGACCTTTCTAATATAGTCTTAGTGAGAGACACACTCGTACAAGGTGATGTTGCTATTGTTCCATGGTTAGTCGGTGATGAATGGAAAAAAGTTCCTAAAATAGAATCAAAATACATTTTTGCTCATTTAGAATTACCTACATTTCAACTCAATGCAATGATAGAAATGCCCGACCATGGTGGACTAAAGGGCAGTATGTTCAAACATCAAGATTATGTATTCACTGGTCACTTTCACAAACGTCAAGTAAAAGACAATGTAATTTATATTGGTAATGCGTTCCCTCATAACTTCTCAGACAATTGGGATGATGATAGAGGTTGGATGTACTTAGAGTGGGATAAAGAACCAGAGTTCTTTACTTGGAAAGATGCACCAAAATACAGAACGATTGCACTATCAAAGTTATTAGATGCACCAGACGAATATCTATTACCAAAAACAAACGTAAAAATAACACTAGATATAGATATTTCTTACGAAGAAGCAAATTTTATTAAGGATACATTTGTAGAAACATACAAGTTGCGAGATGTAACATTAGTACCAGTCAAAAGTAATGAACATGAAAACGACACTGGTGCTGAAATACATTTCGAAACAATAGACGAGATTGTCGTTTCGCAGTTAGCATCACTAGATGATACTGGCAGTTTTGACAGGAACGTTCTTATTGAAATTTATAATAATTTATGAGAAAGATACTAATTACTGGGAGCCGAAAGTATGGCTTATGTGAGGCTATGTGTAATCTATTTGACACAATGCCTGATATTGAATATAAAACAGCCAGCAGGAGTAATGGGTATCAATTAGATACCAGCGAAGGTCAGAAAAAATTGGCAGAGAAGTATATCGAGGGCGAATTTGATATCTTCATTAACAATTCTGCAATCTGGAAGTTTCAACAAGTTATGATTGTTGAAGCGGTATACAATGCTATGGAAGAAGCAGATAGAAAAGGACATATTATAAACATTGGGTCAACTGCTGACACTGGTGTAAAGGGTAGAACATGGAGATACCCAACAGAGAAGAAAGCACTCAAGGCTTACAATAGAGATTTAACTTATAAAGCAATGGGTGGTAGTAATATAAAAACAACACTAATTTCACCAGGAAGTTTAACAACACCAAGTGTGATAAAGAAACATCCTGATAGAAAACTGATTGATGTCGAATACATTGCAGAGTTAGTAGTATGGGCAATCAATCAACCAGAGTATATCAATGTCAACGAATTGTCGATTGACCCGATACAATATGGAACGTACGCAAGAGAGGTATAAGTTTGTTAATAATTAAGAATATAACAATAAGAAATTTTATGAGTGTGGGTAATGTTACTCAGGCTGTAACATTAAACCAAGATGAACTGACTTTAGTCTTGGGTAACAACATCGATTTGGGTGGGGATGGTTCTCGTAATGGAACTGGTAAGACCACTTTAATCAATGCGTTATCGTATGGACTATATGGTAAAGCACTTACAAACATTAAGCAGAACAATCTAATTAACAAGACTAACGGCAAAGGCATGATGGTTACTGTTGATTTCACATACAACGGAAATGAATATCGCATTGAACGTGGTCGTTCTCCTAATGTATTTCATTTCATGCGTGATGGCATGGAACTTGGTGATAATGATGTAGAGAATGCTGGTCAAGGTGAAATGCGAATGACCCAATTTGAAGTAGAGAGTATCATTGGTCTTTCTCATGCAATGTTCAAACACATTGTTGCACTGAATACATACACTGAGCCATTTCTGGCATTACGTGCTGGTGACCAACGTGAACTTATCGAAGAACTTCTAGGAATTACAGAACTCTCTCGTAAAGCAGATGCACTTAAAGAGATTTCAAAGAACACAAAAGAACAAATCAAAGAAGAAGAATATTCACTTAAGGCTAAAGAAGACACAAATGCTCGTATTCTAAAAAGTATTAAAGATATCGAACGTAGACAGAAAGTTTGGAGTAACAAACAACAAACAGACTTAGAAACATTAGAGTCCGCACTTGAATCATTGTCGCATGTAGACATTGAAGGTGAATTAAAGAACCATGCTTTGTTAGTTACATATAATGAAAATTTGGCGGCTAAATCTACTGCTACTTCTTGGATTAATAGTATCGAGGCTGACAATACAAAACAAACTGCACTAATAGAAAGATTAGATAATGAAATAAAACTAATCGAAGAACATAAATGCCATGCGTGTGGTCAAGAAATACACGATGAGAAACAAGGTGAGATACTAACAAACAAAAGTACACAGAAGACCGAAGCGACAGAACAACTGTCTACTAATGAAACTTCGTTAACCGAACATAACACTCTAATCGAAAGTATTGGAGATATTGGTAAAAAACCTGCTACGTTCTATAGTACATTATCTGATGCATACGAACATCAATCTTCTGTAGAGAAATTAGCAGAACAAATAGAACTAAACAAGAACACTGAGGACCCATACGCAGAACAAATAGAAGATATGCGTGATAGTGCCTTGGAAGAAGTAGACTACGGACACATGAATTCGTTGGTTTCTTTACAGGAACACCAAGAATTCTTATTGAAACTACTAACTAATAAAGATAGTTTTATTCGTAAAAAGATTATAGACCAGAACTTAAGTTACTTAAATTCTCGCCTAGCACATTACTTAGATAAGTTGGGATTACCACATGATGTTGTATTCCAGAGCGATTTAACAGTAGAAATTACTGAATTAGGTCGTGATTTAGACTTTGATAACCTAAGTAGAGGTGAAAGAAACAGACTTATTTTAGGTTTAAGTTGGAGTTTCCGTGACATTTTCGAGTCATTATACAGCACAATTAACGTGTTATTTGTTGATGAATTGATAGATAGCGGAATGGACACCAATGGTGTCGAATCATCACTTGCTGTTCTTAAGAAGATGGCAAGGGATGGAAATAGAAGTGTGTATTTGATTTCACACAAAGACGAATTGCAAGGGCGTGTCGAAAGCGTTCTAAATGTAATAAAAGAGAATGGTTTTACAAGTTTTTCTCACGAGGAGGAAACTACCACCACAATAAAGGAGTAATAATATGAGTACAGACGCACAAATTATGGAAGCAATTGAAACATATCAGGCAGAAAATGCCAAGTTTGAAGAAAAAGGTGTAAAAGCCTCAGCGGCTCGTGCCAGAAAAGCACTAGGCGATATTGGAAAACTTACAAAGGTACGTAGAGCAGAAATCCAAGAAAAAAAGAACAATATGTAAAAAAAGTTACAAAATCGCTTGACTTTGATAGTCCAGTATGTTAATATTATATAATCAACGGGTGCCTATGTCTCCTCTAAACCTCTCTCATCGACACTGGTACTTGTTGCTTTGCTCTCTTAAAGAGAGTGGGTGGGTTAGACCTTAACGTACCACTGAAAAAAGCACAAAAAGGAGTAAGGCGGAGAACCCTGTATCAGAAATGGTGCAGGGTTTTTCTTTTACCTAAATATAGATATCACGGTTTAGAGAGTAGAATAATGTTATCCCCACGAACAATAGAAAAAATAAAATGGTCAGCAACATTCATGTTTGTATGTGCTGGTACTTTAATATCTTTGAATATTCCAGAATCCAAATATGCATTTCCTTTATTTGCAACAGGACATATAATTGCTATCTACGTTTTTTTGATACTTAAAGATAAGCCTCTGATTGTACAGAATATGTTTTTCTTATTGATTGATGGGATAGGAATCTATCAGTGGCTGTTAGCGCCTATACTTTCTTCTTAACGCTGTTTAGATACTCAGTAAGAATTTTCGAACTTCCCACTCGTACATTGATAATACCATTATAGTACTCATCTGTTTCAAGTACTCTACGGTCAAACTGTTCTTTGGCTTCTACGTAACTTAATGCGCCTCGACTCGGGCAATAGTGTAGAATTTCACGTGAAAATTTATCGGGACCTAATTTTTTTACGTCCGCATTTAAATGGTCAGAAGAACCCCAATAGGTTCTCCAATCACTTTCTTTATAACCACGTCTTTTATTCTTTCTTCCTTTAAGAGGTGGTTTAGTAGTCTTAAATCGTGCTAACTTCTTACCTACGTACTTTTTGTTATTTGTAAGATTCGTAATAAGATATACAAATCCCTCAACATTCTCAGGTAATTCATTTACAACTTTATTTTTATATGTCCATTCACTCATGGTGTTCTCATTTTAATAGGTCTAAAGACCTAATATCTTCGGAAATTTCTTTTCGTTCCACTCAAAGAAGATTTCCTTGATATTTGTTTATTCCATTTAAATATTATTTATTGTTTATTCGCTTGTCAGTTTGGAAGACACAATTGCCCATCCATGGGGCAATCGCTGATACTTGTCAAGTTCATCAGATTCCATGTCTAAGTTAGCCGCTAGTTACGGCGAGGTCGGTTGGCGATTCCCTCTTAACTTAGTATTGCGTCTTTCGACCCAACGGCACTTTGATTAATCCACATAGAATAAAACTTAATCAAAGTTGGTAGTATTTTTAATCTACCAGCGGTGTGTACATTTCTGTACGGTAAATACTAGTCATTCATTACCTTTAGAGTAACAAATGTTTTATGTTACAAACAGTCTGTGTGGTTTACGAGAAGCAGTGTCGGAGTTCACCCAACTTATCCGAACGTATGTATAATATACGCCCTCAATCCCGAGTCGGCAACCCGACTAACAGTTCCACTATGTATTGTTTTATTAGAATCATTATTAGCCTTTGGGGGAGTTGTATTAGAATTAAAAATGGTTTTTGAATCGATTTGTATTAGTTATGTTGACCATACTAACATAATGAAAAAGAGATGTCAACCCTTTTTGTAACTTTTTTTGTATTTTTTATAAAATAGGTACGCCAGCAGATTTGCTCAACTCAAAGTTGTCACTTACTATCTCATTTAGATATTTTATATGATTAGCGGGCATATCATGGATTTCAGATATACTGACGCCACCTCGCATATACCAAGACAGTTTGTACAGATTTTTGTGTAGAGATTCAAGTGATTTCTTATAAGACTCTTGTCTCTCTGTTACTTCAGTGTCGCTGGCAGTCTTTAACCAGCCGAGGAAAAATTTACAGGATTCAATTCAAACGTTACTTTTTCTTTGTGACTACATGATTCACAAGTAAATTCGAACGTTGATATGTCCTTTAAATTTGGTGTTGCAACACCCACTGCCTCGTTTACTTTAGAAACAATGTTGGTTGGAACATTTTCCATAAACTCCATAATGACATTTTTGTCAATAATGGCTTCGGTAGGTGTTTCGATTCTATCGATAGAACTCATTAATAGGTCTATGTTCTGTCTTGATACTTTTCTGAAACTAATAGCAAATTGTTTTGCCATTTCTACCTCATCACCTTCAACGCCTTCTGCTGTTTCTTTGATTTTGTTTAATATACGGGCTTGTTCTACTTCAATTAGAGCCAGTCTCGTTAGACTGTCTAATTTTGGCGGAGTTACAAATATCTTTAGGTCTTCATGTTCAATTGCTGGAATTTCAGTAATATCTGGAAACTTTTCAAGAATATGATTGATATCTATGTTGTAATCTGCCTTCTCTTTGCATTCAGAACAAGTGTGCGTGTGTTCTACATCTTTGCCATATGTTGCATATTTGATTGCAAGAAATATCATTTCAGCATCAACATTGCATAGATTTCTTGGATTGGGAATCGCTGGAACACAACTTTTGATGAGGTTTACGAGTGCCTCGCCGTTAAGTAGTTCATCAGGATTCTGCATTGATATCTCATCAATTGCGGTCATCGGAAGTATAGGCAACTCGTCCAATACAGTTTTTTCTATTTCTGGATTAAATCTGCCACCGGTTGGAATTTGTACATATATTCCCGGTTTACGGAAATATTTTGATAATGGGTTCTCATTGGTGTTCATTTGTTTGTCCTTTGATAAATACAGTATAATAAGTTAATAATTAAGTATATACATAACTATCTTAATTATTTATCTTTGAGAATAACTACGTAGTTTTATAACATAATTTAGAGGGTTTTCATGGCAGACGAACAAGATGTTTTTATTTCGGGCATAAGTGGCAGTATTGCCCAGTGGTCTACTGAGGCTACTGCATCGAAAATTGCAGGAACATTAAAACAAATTTCGACACAAAATGCTTCAATCATTCAATTACTCAATGCAGTAAAGGGTGGTGGGTCTCTGTCTTCAAAAGAACTTAAGAAAGTTGGTGACGAACTTAGACAGAATGGAGTCAAAGTCACTAGAGGCCAAAAGCAGGAACAAGCCCAGAATACTCAAACTCAAGGCGTTTTAAGTAGACATCTCAAAGGTCTTCAAGGTATCGTAATGGGAGTAGATGGACTGACTGACCAAATAGTAAAGAATGCCAGAGAAGAAAGAAAAGCAGAAGTGCAGTTAAAACAACTGATGCAAGCCGGTCTTAGTAAAGAAGAGGCAGTACAAACACTTGAAGGTGAAAAACAAGCAAGAGGCTACGAAAAAATGACGGCGGCATTAGCCTCAGTTCTTGGAATGGCAGAGGCTGTTCAAGAGGCTACAAAAGTCGGATTCGAACAGAGATTTGATTTTGCAGAAGAACTTCGTACATCAGGTTTATTAGGTGGATTAGATTCTCTCAATGACGGATTCATTTCAGTAGCAAAAACAGTTAGTGATACTGGATTTACTTTTGGTATGGCCGCAGAATTCACTAAAGATTTTGCAAAAACTGTTGGCGTGTTGGGTGTAAAGAGTACGTTAGACTTTGTTAATAGTATGGCTAGGGGACCAGGTGGACTAATGGAAGAATTTGCAATGGAATTCGGTCAAGTTGCCGGCATTGCAGGAAATTATTTAGACACGTTACGTGTCGCTGGTCAACTTCAAGGAAGGTCTGACCGAGAATTAAGAGATGGAATGGATAGTTTCATGTCTAATGTTCAAGCAACTTCAAATGTATTAAAAATTTCAATGGAAGACGCGGCGAACTTGTTGAAGGATAGCCTAGGCTTTGCTGAAAAGGGTATGTTATTAACGCTTGATAAGGCAACACAAGATTCAGTTAGAAATGCAATGCAAATGATGGGTGGTGTTGATAATCCACTAACAGACTTGTTAGCCGCAAGATTGGGAGCAGGTTCTGACCAGATGTTTCAGTTGACAAGTCAATTTCAAGATACTTCACAGACTCCACTAGGAATGGAAATGATAAAATTTGTTAATGAAGCCGCGGCACAATTACAAAATGGCGGTGATTCACAATTTCAAAGTTTTATGGCAACAAGCATGCCTGAATTTGTTTCACGTGAATTAGAACGTTATAGTGGAGGAGCCTCAAGAGGATTAGCAATATCAGATGAAAGAATTTTAGTTCAGTTGGCACAAATGAATGAACTAGCACAAAATATGTCTGATATCTCAAAAGGTATATCTGCTGGCGGTAGAGAAGATTCCGCAGTTGTAAAATTCAGAGACGCACAACTACAGGCCGCAAATGCGATGGAGAGAGCGATGAACGATGTTATGCCTGGATTTACTAAAAATATGGAACTTCTAACAGAAACACAGAGAAAATTCGCCGAACAAGCGGCAGACTCATTACAAGCAAGTGGAAATTTAATCGATACTATGAATAATGTAGGAACTACAACTGATAGAACACTAAGTTGGTTTGCAAGACAGATGTTGAAAGTTGCTGAGGTTTCGGGAACAATATTATCACTTGGCAATGCAGATAATGCCGATATAATAACTGCATCTGAGTTCACAAATCAATCGGCAGGCACCACCAACCGTACAAAAAATCAAGATTCAGTAGATGCATTTGCTAACAAAAGTGCTGCCATGATTAAGCAACTTACAGATAATAAGGACAAACTCACAAAAACTGATATTGAAGCACGAAAATTAGAGTTTGAATCAGTTGTACAAACACTGCTTAATACTCGGGCGCTTAATCCTGATAATAGAAATGCCTTAGATGATTCACTCAAATTAACTCTAGACAAGACGTTGGGCGCACTTCAACAACTTTTAAATCAGTTGGGTGAGAATTAGATATAGGATAGGGTTGACAATGAACACAGGATATGTTAATATAAATAGAATTAGGATAAAATTATGACTTGGAAAAAGTACTTTAAAACATATGATGGTGTTCCGCGCCCATCCGTAGAATCTGGACCAGCATCAAACAATGCTTCGAGTTCAAAATATAGCAGTTGGCTACCAGAAGTCTATATGGGACAACCCAATAGAGCCCAAAGATATGGGCAATATGACCAAATGGACATGGATTCAGAAGTTAATGCGGCGTTAGACACAATCGCAGAATTTTCCACGTTGTTTAGTGAAACTACTAAACTACCATTTAACATTCAATACAATGATGACCCATCGTTTACTGAAAACGAAGTTCTTCAAAAATCACTACGTCAGTGGTGTTCAATGAATAAAATGAATCAACGTATTTTTAGAATTTTTAGAAATACAGTCAAATATGGTGACCAATTATTCGTAAGAGACCCAGAAACATATAAACTATATTGGGTAAATCCATCAAAAGTTGAAAAAGTTGTTGTAAATGAAGGCAAAGGTAAAAAGATTGAAGCATATTATATTAAAGATTTAGACATCAATATGCAAAGTCTTAACATTACAGCAGACACAGTTAAATTATCACAGACAGGCAACCAAAAGATGGGTATTCCTAACTCAACTGCTGGTATGCAACAAAGTTATTCTTCTGGTGCTCCAGAAGGTTCACGTTTCGCACATGATGTGACTACAACGGCAATTGATGCCAAGCATGTTATTCATGTATCTTTAAGTGAAGGTATCGACCAATACTGGCCTTTCGGCACAAGTATGCTTGAGCCTGTATTTAAAGTATATAAGCAAAAAGAATTACTAGAAGACTCTATCATTATCTATCGTGTACAACGTGCGCCAGAACGTAGAGTATTTTATATTGATGTTGGTGATATGCCAACTCATAAAGCACGTCAACACTTAGAACGTATTAAGAATGAAATTCATCAACGTAGAATCCCATCTAAAACTGGTGGTGGTGCTAACGTTGTTGATAGTGCATACAATCCATTATCAATTATGGAAGATTACTTCTTTGCTCAAACAGCCGAGGGTCGTGGTTCTAAAGTTGAAACACTGCCAGGTGGTGAGAACTTAGGTCAGATTGATGACTTGAAGTTCTTTAACGATAAACTATTAAGAGGTTTGCGTGTTCCACCAAGTTATTTGGGTGGTATGGATGCAAATGGTTCTGCATTTAACGATGGTAGAACTGGCACAGCAATGATACAAGAGTTTAGATTTACAAAATATTGTGAAAGACTACAACAACTTATTGTTGAAGAACTAGATAAAGAATTTAAGATGTTCTTAAAACACCGTGGTGTTACGATTGAAAGTAGTTCTTTTGACTTATCATTTAATGTTGTTCAGAACTTCGGTAAGTATCGTCAAGCAGAAGTAGACCAAGTAGCAATGAATGTATTTACGAGTGTAGAAGCGGCTGATTATATCAGTAAACGTTTTGCAATGAAACGTTTCTTAGGATTATCTGAAGAAGAAATCTTAGAAAACTCAATGCTATGGAAAGAAGAGAACAATGTTGATGACCCACTTAAAGGAAGTGATGACGGACTTAAAGGCGTAGGTGCCTCACCGGGACCAACAGGTGGTGACTTTGATACTAGCGGCGAAGACTTTGATGACTTAGAAGACGAAGATGCTGAAGGCTCAGTAATTTCTGGTGATGAGAATGCAGAACCAGAAACAGACGAGGATGCATAAATACTAGTATGAAATATATTGAAATAAATGAAAATTATAATCCTGAAGATGACGACTTTACGGCTATCGATTTAGAAGATACTCGCAAAATTCGGTTGACTCTTGACCACCTTTCTAAACTTAGAAAGGTAAGAGAGTACAGAAAGTTTCAGAAAGCATCAGAAGATGAGCAAGTCAAAAAGCAATATGGCGGTTCTGATGATGCATCACCGTCAGGTGGTGCAGGCGAATTAGACTTATAATTCTATATTTTTCAATATTAAGTATAGTTTTAACAAACCTTGAATTTTACTAAATAAATTAGGTTCTACGGAGAAAACCGTAAAAATCACTCATTTTCGAGTATATTGTCAATATACTCATCTAATCCCTATAAATACTTGTGTATGAAACCCACTATTACTATTTTATGTAGTATTAGTTTGTTCGTTTCTATAACCCTGCCGCAATTGTAGTGGCTATGAAGAAAATATTATTAAGGAGACTTATAATGTCAAGAAGTACACTAGAACAAGTGCTAGAATTGTTAATCAACGAAGAGACAGCAAAAGCGGAATCGCTTTTACATGACTTTGTTGTTGAACAAGCACGACAAATCCACGAGGATTCTTTAAACGAAAGCGACAATGTTGTAGAAGAAGAACTTGAGGAAATTGAAGAAACAGAAGAGGTCGAATCTTTAAACGATGATATCGAAGAAGATTCTGACGAAATCGAAACAGAAGAAATCTTTGATGATGAAGATGTTTCAGATGAAGAGGCTGAAGATGACTTAGAAATGAGTGATGAAGAAGCACCTGCTGAAGAAATTGAAGACAGAGTTGAAGACTTAGAATCAGCATTATCTGACCTAGAAGCAGAATTTGAAAAAATTATGTCTGGCGAAGATGAAGCAGAATCAGAAGAAGGCGAAGAAGGCGACATGGAAGGCGAAATTGATTTAGATATCGAAGAGCCAGAAATGGAAGAAGCAGTAGCAGAAGCAGATGAGACAGTTGAAGAAGTTGTTGAAGAAGCAGATGAAACTGAAGAAGAGCCAGTAGAAGAAGCGTCAACTGAAGATTTAGACGAAGAATCAGAAGAAAAGTTGGAAGAGTATTCTATTCCAGCAACTGCTAAGCCTGGCGCAGATGGTGATAAAGATTCACCAGTTGCAAAAGACGGTGGTGCGGACGAAAGTGACGCAGGACCAGTTGGACAAGTAGATGGTAACACATCTGGCGGTTCAGCAAAAGCAGAAGACATGAAAACGGGTAATGTTAACGTACCTGGCAATAAAAAAGCGCCAGCACCTAGCAAAGCCTAAGTAACAATTCTTTTTAGGAGAAACCAATGACAGTTCTTATTGAAAGATTATCACATAATCAAGCAAATGTACAATCACGCATTGTTGAAAGCGATGATGGTAGTAAGAGTATGTTCATGGAAGGCATTTTCGTCCAAGGTGACGTTAAGAATGCTAACCAACGAGTATACCCAGTGAAAGAAATCAAAAGAGCAGTGGAATCAGTCCAAGCGAAAATCAAGGAAGGATTTCCAGTTCTAGGTGAGTGTGACCACCCACCTGAATTGACAGTCAACGTTGACCGTGTTTCACACATAATTGAAAATATGTGGATGGATGGTCCAAACGGCTTTGGTAAACTAAAGATTGTTCCTACGCCAATGGGTAACATTATCAGAACACTAATCGAATCAGGTGCCACTTTAGGTGTCTCGTCTCGTGGTTCTGGTGAAGTTGACCACAGTGGTAACGTGAGCAATTATGAAATTATTACAGTCGATATTGTGGCACAGCCAAGTGCCCCGGACGCATATCCAAAAGCAATATACGAAGGATTAATGAACATGAATGGTGGTTATGATACATGGAAACTAGCACAAAATGTTCAAAACGACAAGTCTGCACAACAGTACTTGTCTAAAGAAATAGTTAAGTTCATTAGAGAACTTAAACTTTAATAAGAGAAGGAGAAGTAACAATGGCAAAAAATGAAATCCTTGCTGGGCTACTTGAGTCAGATGTTTTGAGTGAAGAAGTTTCAACTCAAATTTCAGAGGCTTGGGAAGCACAAATAAATGAAGCAAGAGAGGAGATAACAGCCGAGTTGCGTGAAGAGTTCGCACAAAAGTTTGAACACGACAAATCAGTAATTGTAGAAGCCATGGATAACATGCTTTCAACAGCAATTAAAACTGAAATGGATGAGTTTAAAACAGACCGTGAAGCCCTAATCGCAGAACGTGTTGCATATAAGAAAGCAATTTCTGAACATGCAAAACTCCTTGAAAAATTCATTACTTCTCAACTAGCAAACGAAGTCAAGGAACTGAGAGCAGACCGTACAAAAGTTAACGAACATTTAGATAGAACTAAAGAATTCGTTGTTAAGCAATTGTCACGTGAACTAGCAGAATTCCATGACGACAAACGTGATTTAGTGGAAACTAAAGTACGCATGGTAGCAGAAGGTAAAGAGATTCTTACTAAAACTAAGAATTCATTTATCAAACGTTCAGCAGAATTGGTAGAAAAGACTATCGACAAGGCTTTACGTTCTGAATTGAATGTTCTTAAAGAGGATATTCAAGCGGCTAAAGAAAACGAATTTGGCCGTAAAATTTTTGAAACATTCGCAGGCGAATTCATGACTTCACAATTGAGTGAAGGAACTGAAGTTGCTAAGATTACTAAGAAATTAGAAGAATCGGCTACTAAGATTGCGAAGTTGGAAGAAACTATTACTGCAAAAGAAGAAGCCATTACAAGCGCCGAAACTGCACAGAAAGTGTTAGAAGACAGAATGGACCGTAAAGAGGTCATGGAAGGTCTTTTATCGCCTCTAGGCAAAGAAAAGCGTGATGTTATGGTTGATTTACTTGAAACAGTAAAAACAACTAATTTAAAATCTGCATTTAAGAAATATTTACCTGCAGTTTTGAATGAAAAAGTCTCATCAGAGGCAAAACAATCGTTAAACGAAGGCAAAGTAACAGAACACACTGGTGACAGAGGTGAAGAACAGATGGTTAGTTCAACACCAGAATCATTGGGTAGCGATGCCAATAACATAATCCAGTTAAAGAAATTGGCTGGACTTAAATAAGAAACCAAAAAAAGGAGAGAAAGATGGAAAATCTTTTCGAAGGAAAAAATTGGGACACTACTCGTGAAACACTTCTAGACGGTTTAGAAGGTAACAAGCGTGACGTAATGTCATCAGTTTTAGAAAACACAAAATCAGCACTTACAGAAAGTGCTACAGCAGGTGCATCACAGGCTGGTAACGTTGCTACTTTAAACAAAGTAATTTTACCAATCATTAGACGTGTAATGCCTACTGTTATTGCAAACGAAATTATTGGTGTTCAACCAATGACTGGTCCAGTAGGACAAATTCATACACTACGTGTGAGATACGCTGAAACTGTAGGTTCAACTACAGCAGGTTCAGAAGCATTATCACCTTTTGATATTGCTACATCATATTCTGGCGATGGTACAAACGCTCCGGCGGCTACTTCATCAATGGAAGGCGATGCTGGTAACAAAATGTCAATTCAAGTTCTTAAGCAAACAGTTGAAGCGAAAACTCGTAAACTATCTGCACGTTGGACTTTTGAAGCGGCACAAGATGCTAACTCAATGCACGGCTTAGATGTTGAAGCAGAAATCATGGCAGCACTTGCTATGGAAATCACTGCTGAAATCGACCAAGAAGTTCTAGGTTCACTAGGCGCTCTTGCTACAGGCACAGCATCATATGATATGAACGGTTCATTTACTGGTACTCCAACTTTCGTTGGTGACAGACATGCCGTACTTGCAACAATGATGAACAGAGAAGCAAACCTAATTGCACAACGTACTCGTAGAGGCGCGGCAAACTGGGCAGTAGTTTCTCCAGCGGCATTGACTGTACTACAGTCTGCTACTACATCAGCATTTGCTCGTACTACTGAAGGTACTTTCGAAGCACCTACAAACACTAAGTTTGTTGGTACTCTAAACGGTACTATGCGTATCTATGTAAATACATATGCTTCAGACACAACAGATGTTCTTTTAGGCTATAAAGGTCAAGGCGAAATTGACGCGGCTGCGTTCTATTGCCCATACGTACCATTAATGTCTTCAGGCGTTGTGGTTGACCCAGGCACTTTTGAGCCAGTAGTTTCATTCATGACTCGTTATGGTTATGTTGAACTAAACAACACTGCATCATCACTTGGTAATGCGGCGGACTACGTTTCAAAAATTGCTATGGCAAACCTTTCATTCGTGTAAAAAATTTATACAAATTGAATATAGAAAGGCTCCTTCGGGAGCCTTTTTTATTGCCTGATTCCAAACCCATAAGATAAATACATATAATAATAACTTATTAGTATTTTCGGAATAATAAAATGGCAGAACAAATCAAATTTGGTGACAGACTATTTCTCAAAGGTGAGAAATTAGTATTAGATAATGGTGCAAGTGCAGGTACAATCATGTCTGAGAACGGAACAGTTCAGATTGAAGGTGCCACAATAATTACAGGAGACTTAACAGTTCAAGGAACAACAACTACTGTTAATTCTGCTACATTAACTATTGATGATAAGAACATTGAACTTGGTGCAATAGGTTCTCCCACAGATACTACAGCAGATGGCGGCGGTATTACTCTTAAGGGTACTACTGATAAAACAATTTTATGGACTGACTCAACAGATAGTTGGGACTTTAATCAAAAAGTTAAATCTACAAATGGTTTTGAAGGTGCTTTAACTGGCAACGTAACTGGCAACACTACTGGAATGCATTTCGGTGGATTAGATACACTAGGTGCAGATATTATTGCTACTGGACTATCTGATTTTACAGATGTTCGAATCTGGCTTGGTACAATGAATGATACCATTATCGGCAACTTGACTCCAAATTC